AAATATAGTATCACTAAACAATTAGTTTCTGACGCCTATCCAGATATTCAATGGGGTAATCGTAGTTAATGAAAATTATTAATGAGAATTGCGAACGAGAACTAGCAAACGATAGAACTTTACCTTACAATGCTTACCTTGTAACTTATGAAGTTGATGCGGTAATGGCATACGATTTAGTTATCTCTGATAAAAAATCTGATATATTTGATTATTATTGGGATAAGTATAGAGAAGGATTGAAAGGTTGGAAGCAATCTGAAGGTAGAGTAAACCCGCGTATGTGGGGCAACAAACCAACTGAGAAAAAGAAAAAACGATGAGTACTGAACAAAACCCCAACGAATTGAATGTCACAATGAACCTTGACGCTCTCAAAGATGTCAAGAAAAAGTATAAGAAAATCAAAAAGTATATGAGATCTCCTCTTTTTGCGGTGAAAATTATGGATGGCAACGAGAAAGTTGTGAGTAAACTACTCAAGGATGTAACAGACACTCCGCCGTAAATGGGAAAACACTACTTACTTAACCTGTTCGGATGCTCATTTTCTTTATTGAATAATGAGCATTTTCTTATGGATTTGCTGGAGAATGCTGCAGCTGCAAGTGGTGCAACAGTGTGTCAAACAATCTTCAAAAAGTTTGATCCTCAGGGAGTAACCGTATTGTGTCTATTATCAGAAAGTCATATTAGTATTCATACTTGGCCAGAAGAAGGTAAAGCCGCTTGTGATGTTTATACTTGTGGTGATTGCAATCCAAAAATTGGTTGCGATATTATTATTGAACAACTACAAGCAACAACTCATTCTTTAAGTTATATTGAAAGATAGTCAAAAAAGAAAAAAAGTGATATAATTACTATTGTGTTTGCTATACACATTATGTCACGCACTTATAGGACAACAGAAGGATGGCACAGTGGAGCACTTAGGTTCCCACATACATTCAGTGAAATCCGTCAGTTAGATGGAATTCTACACGAAGAAGACTTAGACGGTCTTCCAGTTTCTGGACTAAACCATATGAAAGCAAGAGAGCATAATTTGCCGACTGCTTGGGATGATAAAGTGATCAGTGCCTATTATGAAGTCTAAGTGGAATGTAGATCCCACTAAAGCAGTCACAATCGCCCGTCTAATTGGAGAATTAGAGGGCGTTTCTTATATCTTAGATTGCTTGGATGAACCAGAAGAGTATGAGTATATCCAAAATATGAAACAGAAGTATTATAAACTTTATTTTAAACTTAAAAAATCTGATGCTAAATAATCCCATATGGAGATTGCATATGTTATCTACTCAATATCGTCTAAAATTGGAAGGTATTTGTGATAAAATTGCGAAAGGTGAAAGTGTTGAATTAAATGAGATGATCTGGGCAGAGAAACTCTCCAAAGCAAATCGTAGTGCTGCAACAATTCTGCGTCAGGCAAGAAGAAAAGCATCAAATCCTGATATAGTAGAAGGTGGAATGGATGATTTTCTTAATTGTTTGGATATAGGTGATCCAGATCCCTCAAATCATAAGACTGGCTTCGGTAGTGTGGATGAGATTGTAGATTGGTTTAAGAGAGATGACGACGATCAATGGAGACAAAGAGATTGAAACTGTATCATAAGTTACAAAATTAATTGACTAAATATCCGCAATGAGGTTATAATGCCTCTACGTTCATCCCATTTTGGGACGGAAGTAAGCCGACGAGGAACGGATCGTTCATCTATGGAGACACTCATTCTATCTTGTTTACAAGCACAATTAATTGTTGGGAGAGTTCATCAACAAGAACTTCCCCAGCAGGCTAAGAATGATTTGATTTGGGAGATCAAACAGATCGCACCAAAAGAGTGCAAGATAGACGCAAAAGCCGACTGAAGGAACGCTCTTTAACCTAAACAACTAAGGAGAAAACCTAATGTCACAAGTAGTATATCGTGGTGTCCCTTATGACACCGAAGTTCGTAGACAAGATCAAACCCAACAACAACCTCAGCAATACGATGCCCAGTATCGTGGAGTAAAGTTTGTTAAGGAGGTTGAGAAATGAACTGGTTGAATGTTATTCGTAAACAAATTGAAAAGCAAAGAAAACTACAAGAAGCCCAATATCATATGGCAACTCTTTGATGAAATTACTAATCCAACTTTTAATATTAGCTCGTGTACTCACCAATGATGGTCTGTTTACAGAACAAAGGAAATTTCCAGTTAGGAAAGAACCACCCGAAATTCGTAGAGTTACAAGAAAGAAAGGTAAACAATCTAAAAGGACAATCTAGCTGATAGTTTCTTGGCAATTTTCTTAGCAGGGGCAAAGAGGGATTTAAATCTCGTTTGCCCCTCTTTTGTAAACTTATTTGTAATCACATCGTCAATAATAATTTTGTTTTCCGTTTCGTAGAAGGCATTTGTTTCTACTTGTGCTCGGATATATTGCTCTACATTATCCGTCTGCCCAATTAGTTTAGTACCTTCTGATGAGTATTCAAAGATATCTACATTTCCACTATCAGTCATGATATAGTGAAGTACAGGTTTAACCTGTTTAATCTTAATCTTGAACTTGTTTTTGGTTGCTTCTCTGATCAGTGGTTCTGCTGCGTTCTTAAGGGCATTCAGACCGATGCTAGAGACCATGGTAGCAGCAGTCGTAACCACTGCCACAGCACCCGCAGTGGCAACCAGAGAAGGGTCTGGGAGGTCGATATTAACCCCAGCAATGGAGATCCTGGGATTGTCTGCTGGGATCTCTGCTTTGGTCACTGGTGGTGTGGATGCCTGTACAAGTTGCTGAGGAATCTCTGGTGGTTTGGCATCTGGCAATCCACGATTCTTTGCAGCATCTTCTTGTGCTTGCTTTTCTTTATCAGCACGAACGGCTGCATCAAATTCTTCCTGTGTTGGAACTTGAATCACAGGATATTTTAAGGATGGATCTGGTGCTTGAAATACAGGTAAAGCAAGTCCCCGATTTAAAGGGACTTGCATAGTTTCAACTACAGGAGGTTCAAGCTTGGGTATCAGAGTATCTTGAAGGTTCTGTACCTTCGGTATCTGATTCTGTGACTGTTGGATCAGTTGCAGGTTGCTCGTTTGTGACTGTCGGATCGAAGACTGGATAGGCAGTTGGTTCAACTGGGGTTGGAGTTGGTTCGACTGAGGTGATGGCAGGGACGGAATCATTTCGTTTGTTATCATCGTCATCTCCTTTCTTCATGGTGTTAACACCGAAAGTTGCTGCAGATGCAGTAAAGACTGTAGCAATAAAGGTTGGGTCCATCTTAGGCAATAGACCAGCATAACTAGCAGTTAAAAGGGCAGCAGACCAACTCAAAACAGCAATACGAATCAAAGCACCCATACGATTTTCCTTCTTTGGTTCCATTGTCCGAATAGAGGGTAATGCTATACCCTCTATTTATCATGCTTCTTTTTTCTTACCAATATTATACTTAGATTCTAGTGTCCACTCACCTTTATCCTTATAGGCAAGAACTTTAATCTGATTAAGTGGTGCGATATCTTCAATATCAGTGGCACGTACAACCGTAATCAATCCCCAATCGATCATCAGTTGCACGATGCGATTCCTACGTTGAACATCATTCACTGTAAGATTTGCTCGTTTACCATCAAGGGCAAATAGTTCCTTAAAGTGAACAATATAATACTTACCTTTCTTATGTAAGATGTGACAAGATTGGTATAGTTTCTTTTCCTTGCGAGAAGCAACCCCAATGCGAGTCAAAGTCTCACGTACCTTCAAGAAATCATCTGGTTCTTTCAGGATTACTTCAACCATTAATTCAGGTTTCCAAGCATATTCAATATCATTCTCAATGCTCATTTCTTTCCTCCAGTCTCAAGTCGTTTGCGAATGTAATTAATCTGATCTTTATTAAGAAGGGAAAGGGCAGATTTTGCCTTTTCATTACTATAACCATAATATTGTTTGATTAACTCTATATCGTTAATCTTATCCTTCTTTAACCAGGGTGAGAATCTCTTCTTTTTCCTGATACTATTTAGATAGTAAATGTATTGAAGTTTACTATCCAAGTGACTATTTATATTCATCTCATTTGCAAACATAATAGTGTCCACAAATCCAGAGAGACATCTGTTGATAATATATGGAGGGTATTGTTTAACTGAGTCTGGATCTTCTTCCAGAAGATCATTCTTTTGGTGATTAATTGAGTTCAACCAATCTTTCAATTCATATTTCATAGTAAAGATTCCAAAGATGAAGTGGTTGGAAAATTAGTAACAAGAAGTTCTGTTTTGAGATTGTCCTTACGATGATATAAGGAATATCTCAACTGCCAATGCTGTTGATGATACTTAGAATACCTCTCGGTAATCCAATCATTTACATTATATGTAACCATGAACTTGTGTTCACAGTTGTCTACAATATCAGCAAATCGTTCATGACTAAATCCCTTATGCATATCTTTGTTTCTTCCATATAAGAAGTCTTTAATATCATAAGGTGGATCTAGAAATACAAATACATCCTCACCTGGTGTCAAAATTACATCTGAATAATCTTTGTTTGTAATTTTCCATCGTTTAATAATCTGAGAGTATCCTTTCAACTTAGCAATATTGCTATGAGTGAAATTCTGACGGGATGCAGTAACACTAAATGTACTATTCTCAGTCAGACCAGAATAAGAACATTTGTTTAGGATGTAAAATGAAATAGCAGCATCCATCAAATCTTGAGTTTTGATGTCTTCTTTAATTTGCTTGAATAGTTCTTTATGTGCTTCATCACTACCATTCATTGAATTCTTAACTGCGAGAATACTATCAGATAGTTCTTCTCCAGCATCACGAAGAATAGTCCAGAAGTTATAAAGAGGATAGTATAAATCATTTACCCAAACTGGTTTGTTTGGATACTTCTTAGTCAGATGTAAACTGACTGAACCACCACCTAAAAATGGTTCCCTAAGTTCTTTATATTCAGGGAACCAAATATCTAGAGATTTAAGTGCCTTAGTTTTACCCCCAGGATACCTGAGAGGTGATTTAAGAGACTTCATACTTAACATAATTTTTACCATCCTGACCTTGGGAAATTGACCCACTTGCAAAACTATTCCAAGCAATACTCAAACGATTACCATCCCCATAGTGGGGTTCAGTAAAGTGTTGTACATAACTAGGGAATACCACCATTGTACCAACTCTGGGTACAATACTTAAACTATCTTGATTATTAAGAGCAGGAATTTCAAGTGAACTCATTGATCTAGCATAAACTGGATCAATGAATACTGTTGGTGCACCTTCAGTAAGGTAGTATATTCCACTGACATAAGAATTAGAATGCCTATGAAGAGTATGTTTACCCCCAGATTCCCTGGGAACCATATTACCCCACATCGCACTTACTTTAAGTTTACCATCAAGTTGTAATTGCTGCTCATACTTAATCTCTTCTAAACATCCCTCAACCCACTCTGTGAGGAAATTCCACCTCTCCTCTCGTTGCATACAAGCACCAACAGTTTGGTTAATTGGATTTGGGAAATAAGAGAGAATCTTATCCTCCTCAGATAGTAGATCAATACATGTATCTACTATCTCAAGATTTTGAAATGAGTAGAATTTAATTGGAAAGAAACCATGTATTTCCATATTATACAATAATCTTTTTACTAGGTGTGATCACGGTGCCAAACATTTTGCCATATTGTTCAACAATCTGATCATCTGCCTCTGCAATATACACGATAAATTGACGTTGAATATTAATCTGTTTTTGAGACTTACTGATCATCGGAGACCAAGGAGCAAATCCTAAAGTTCCTTCACCACTTGGAAATCCAACAATTGCATTCTCAACAGTAACAATATCACGTTGATCATTGTCAACCACATCAGCAATCAGGTCCTCTCCTGAGGACATACGAATAAGTTTTACGTTCATTTGAATACACACCTCATCATTAGTTCAGTCATAAAAGCAAGAGTATTAATCTCTTGATCTGCAACGAATGCAGATTTATATTGATACTCAGCAAGTATCAATACTGCCTCAGGAATACTTTGTGGTTCTAGATTATCATAAAGAGAATCATATACCCTCCTGAGAATAAAAGTTGGGTCATTATCCATATTGGATACAACCCATTTACGAACTTCAGTAAACTCTTTACCTTTAAGTTTACGCATCAATTCAGATGTATTAATATCTGAAATTGAAGAAAGGATTCCAGCATCAATTTTACCTACTGAGGAATACCTTTGAAGTTCGTTTAGAATGCGTCGAAAGTCTGGAAAGTACTTAAGAATTACTTCTGCAACGATCTTTTCATCAAACGTGATACCTTCCTTTTGAAGAATCCAGGAAGTCCGTTCCATGAACTGTTCGGCAAGGATAAGTTTTGTTCTACCTCGGATACTGAAGTCAATGACTGCACACCTGGAATGTAGAGGTTCGATGATCTTGTTTTTGTAGTTACAGGTGAAAATAAATCTGCAGTTGTTAGCAAATTCCTCAATAGATGCCCGTAAGAGGAGTTGAACATCTGAGGTCGTGTTATCTGCCTCATCAATGATGATGACTTTGTGTTTAGCAGTTGACGAAAGTGAGAAGGTCGAAGCAAAGTTTTTCGCATTGTTTCGGACAGTATCAAGGAATCTACCCTCGTCGGATCCATTAATGACATAGTAATCTGCTCCTAATTCTTTACATAATGCCTTAGCAATTGTAGTCTTACCAATACCAGGAGGTCCAGCAAGAAGGAGATTGGGGATCTCCCCCTTATTTAGGAACCCCTTAAAGACTTCTTTAGATTCTTCGGTAATAATACAATCATCAATAGTATCAGGACGATACTTCTCAACCCATAGAAACAGATCAGACATAATTAATTACTCAAGGTTCAAGTGCAATCCAATATGTAATATTGAATTGTTTATTAGTAAACTTAGCAACTTTAGGATTGCTAATTTGCACATCATAAGTGCCAGGGAGAAGTTTCATATTCTCCATCTTTAGGCAATGGCAGAACTCGTCTTCAGTTTCACCTACAGGAAGAGAATAAACATTTGAGGTTTCATTCTTCTTATCGTTTACTGATAGGTAAATTTTACCATCCTGACCATACAGGCAGAGATCAGGTACAGAATAGATTGCTGCTGCTTTCTGAAGTTGAATCAGAACATCAGAATCAAGAACAAACTCTAGATCTACAGAAGGCATCACCAGTTCCTTTTCAGGTGCCTGAGTAATTACACTAGGATCTGCATAGTAGAACACAGATTTAGCACCAGTAGTATCATAGACTGTTACCTTTTTATCGTCTGAACAATCAAAGGAAGGATCTTTGAACAGACTGAGACCACCG